GAGATGTGTATAAGAGACAGATGATAGGCTGAAGCAAAAAGTGATAAAGCATAGCAATAGAACAAGTCCAACCCACAAACGGTCTCCACCCGCTAACAAAAACAGATTTATGGCCAGCTTCAATTTTATTAATTTCAATCTGAGCCATATTCGCTTTATGTAGTTCGGTTTTAAGTTCATGGTTTAGTTTTGCTTGTAAGTCCTTATCAGGAACTAGCTTGCCAACTATGTCGCTTACTGGACCTATCAGTTTGTCAATCATTTTTTAGTTTTCTTAACTTTTTTCTTTTTAGGTGGTCTACCTACTTTGCTTCCGTATGTTCCTTTTCCTCTTGGCATAATGTTTACTCCTGTATTGTATATATCGATAGTTTTTGGCTTTTGCCCTTAACACTTATCGGTTTCAATAATTTTAACTTAAATTTACAATTTATGGCAGTAGAATAACCAATCAATATGTCTTTTCCTACTTCTTTAGTTGCAGATTCTAGTCTAGCTGCTGTATTTACGCAGTCTCCAATAGCAGAATAATCAAATCTTGTATCACTACCCATGTTACCAATTACAGCTGTGCCAGTATTTATACCTATGCCTATATCTATGCCTAAGTCTGCTTTCTTCATGTTTTCTTTTATTTCTATAGCAGTTTCTACAGCTTTGCTTCTATGGTCATCCAAATCTATAGGTGCATTAAATATAGCCATCATTGCATCACCAATATATTTATCTACCATGCCGCCATGTTTTTGCACAGCATCTGATTGTATGGTCAAAGCTTTATTCATAATCTTAGTTACTTCTTCTGGTGCTAGTTTTTCTGACAAAGATGTAAAACCTCTGACATCTGTAAATAAGAATGTAGCTTCTTTTTTCTCACCACCAAGTTTTAGTAAGTCAGGATTATCTTGTAATCGTTTTATTTGTCTTGGATCTAAATAATGTTCAAACTGTTTTTTGATTTGTTGACGCAATTTATATTGCTTTTTGTAGTTTACATAGAAGGCAACAGTAGAAGTTATGATTTGTGAGATAAAAGTCCACGAAAAGTCTAACAAAATGCCTTTCTGAACGCTAAAAACTCCTGAGAAGCCTGTGGTAAAGAGCAAAATTACAGCTATACTTAGACCCTTAACTACACCGAGATAATTGATTGTGAGCCATGTCAGCGACACAAAAATTCCAAAAATCAAAATTTCGGCTGCTAATGACCAATCTGGAATCCTTGGAGAGTTTTCTATGAGTATTGACTCAGATAATGCAGCTTGAATTTTATGTGGCTCTAATAATCCAGTCGGTGTTGCAACTTGTGGCATGATACCTGGAGCAGTTATACCAACAAATACAAATTTATTTGCAACATCTAATTCTTGTAAATTAGTTTGTGGTGTATCTACCCAACTAATCCATTTACGACCTAGACTATCTGTTTTGATTGGTGGCAATCCTCTAACAGATATTTCTTGTATACCAATGTCATTAGTTGTGACAATGTAAGTTTTTGCATTTACTAAACTTTTTAATACTTCTGTGCCAAAGGAACTAACATAACCGTCTGGTGTTCTAAGTAATAAGGGTATACGTCTGACTAGATTATCAAGATCGGTGGGTGCAGCAGATATACCTTCTTGTATATAGTTTCTTTTGAGGTTGTGAGTATTCTGTACCACACCCTTTGCTAGCATACCACCAACATCAGGACCTTTGATTACCGTGCCAACAGTTTTTGGGTATATTTGATTTGGGTATTCAAATGAAGCCAAAATAGATATACCATAGGCAAGAGAGTCTGCAAAAAATTCATCACCGCCAAATCTATCTGGATGCGGAAAACTAACAACCCAACCTACACCTAGCGCACCAGCATCTATAATTTGTTTATGTATTTCTCCTAGTCTTTGTCTTGGTATAGGCCAACCACCTTCTGCATTTATATCTTCTTCGGTTATATTGAGAATAGTAAAGTAACCAGATGGTTGTTGTTCAGGCACAAGATAATCAAAGACTTTTAGTTTTAGTATTTCTGTAGGCGTGCTTTGGAATACTAATGGCAATCCTAGTATTATAAGTATTGTGAATAGTAGTCGCTTCATTAATTACTTTGGGTGATTTTAATAGTGCTGCTAGAACCACCGTTTATCTTTACAATGTTTGATGTTCCGTCTTGTATAAAGATAACAGTATAACTACCAGAAGAATCTATATCTACTCTAGCAGTATCGCTGACACTACGCATAAGCGTTAATACTTCGCCTGTTACAAAAGATGTTATTTGTGTTTGTAAATCTTGTCCTAGCTTTGTGCCAACTATATTTGTAGATGTTGCGTCTTGTGCTAGTTGATCCTCTTGTTTTATTTCTTGTAGCGCGTCTATAACATCTAATAAATCTTCTAGGAAGTTTACATCAAGATAATTTATATCTAACTCTGTAAACTCTAGCTCTTTGTCTGAATTTAAAAAATCTTCATCTAAGTAATCTATGTCTAAGTCATTGAAATCCAGTATGTTTTTCTTTTGTGTTTGCGTTGTTTCTTCTATAACTACTTCTTCTTTTGGTGGATTAACAATAAGCATATTGTCTATAAGGTCTAAGGTTAAGTCTAAGATTACAGGCGGTGTAGGTGACTTTTCAAATACATCAACTGTTGTAGCTTCGTAAGGTTTATTAAGTGTAACTGTTCCCATAGCTGTGGTGACAACTATCTCACCACTACTTAAACCATTGATATCAGGTAATAAAATTAACAAACTACGACCTATTTCATCTACAGTAACTGTAAAGTCTGTTCCTCTGATTGCTATGTTTGCAGTAGGAGTTTTAAGATCTATATTGTTTTTATCTATCTTATTCAGACTACCAGTAATAAACCTAGCTGTGCCTAAACCAAAAGTAATAGCCATTTTAGATTTACTAGGGTTAGGGTCAAAGATGTATTCGTCTATGGTAAGTTGCGAATGTTCGGTTAGTTTTACTTGTGAGTCGTCTAAAAATCTAATAGCCATACGGCCATCAGTTGTTACAGCTTCATCGTTTTGTTGAATGTTAAATGCTAGTTCAGCATTATAAGGTTTATCTCTAACAACACTAGCTTGGCCAGTTAATTCAGATATGTTTCCTACATCAACAACTGGTGCTTGTTCCGCCGTCGTTCTGAGTGACACAAATAGTACCGTTAGAACCGCTAGAAGTAATTTGCAACCAATCAGAAACCAAGGTTGATGATTGTATGATATTGAATGTTCTACTGTTTCCTGTGTGGTCAAGATAGAAATATCCGTCTGCATATCCGCTTCCTGTAAAGTTTACTGTATTGCTATCTCCATCTACATCTACATAGTTAGTAGCACCATCATAGTTTATATCAAAATCAAAAGTGTTGCTGTCGCCGTTAATAATCCAATCTAAGTCTAATGTTCCAGCTAATGCGCTTGTGCCTGTATCTAATGTAAATGTATTAGAACTACCAGTTACATCTACGTTATAGTCTGAGCTATCGATACCGTAAGTATCTGTAGGATCGCCTTGTATAGTAAAGGTGTTGCTATCTCCGTCAAACTCAAAGAAACCTGTAATATTATCACCAAGAATATCTCCTAAGAATTTATTACTATTACCTATTTGGTTAATGTCTAGTGTTAGGTTTAGACCATCTAAATCTAATGCTGTAAGTGTTCCTGCAACAGAATTAAGTCCACCAATGATGTTTGAGTTACCTAATTGTTCTAAGTCAATGTTTGCTGTAGAACCGCTTTGATCAATGTATATTTCGTTATCAGCCGCGTAAAGAGGCGATACAATCATCATCGCAATCAATAGTTTTAATTTTTTCATTTATATTCCAATATCCTCTGGTTGTTCCTTCCTTAATTGTTTGTAGCACAGCAGTTTCTATTGCTGTTTGTAGTGCTATATTGATTGACTCGTTTCTGACTAAACCGTTTTCTATTTCTACTAGTTCGGTGCTGTCAGTAATAAAACGAAAAACATCTTGATCGATAGATTCACTTAATATTGTTTTCGTTACTAATACTTCTAGTAACACTCTACCTGTACTTACAGATACAGTTCGTAAAGATATGGTTACGGTGTCTTGTTTGTATTGCCTAGACATTCCAATGCCTAAGTATCTAGCACCAGCACCGCCAGACTTTACATTACTTTCGTATGATATCACGCCACCTTGCATTATCAAACCTGCGAACAATAAATCTGGAAGCTTCTGCTTGTCTTTGTTTTGTTGTCTAGCACTTCTTATGATTTGACGTTCTTTGGTTACATTATCTAAACCAACACGCTCAACTACATCAAAGAAACCATCTTTGTTGCTACCTGCGTGTTTTAAGGCTCTGATAAGGTATGCGTCTGGTGCTTGTGTTACCGCAGATGAAAAGGTTGCGTAAGAACTATTACTTCTTCTTTGTCCTGTTTGGTCTGTGAAACCACCTGTATATATAGCAACAACTGGGTTTGTTTTATTTGCTGATTGTATGTTTGCAAGTTCAGGCACAAGCAATGTGCCTATCTCAGGTTTTTCTATCTTTTGTATGGGTGGTAAGTTATTGTCTAACGGATCTATTATTATTGCGCAGCTAGAAAGTAAAGCTACCAATAGGAAGGGATATAGTTGTCGTATTACCATCTGAGTCTGTTATGTTTAAAGTTATGATACCGTCTACAACATTATACTCTATAGTATTACCTTCTAAACTTAAAACACCACTATCGCTTGGTGTTTCACCAAATAAGTTTTCTACAAGCTGTCTTGATAGTTGTGCATAGATTCTTGATTCTAAGTTTCTAATAAATCTTGCAAGCGTAGTATTTTCTTTGTCTCTTTCTATTTCATCTTGCAAAGCTTTTAGTTCTTGCTTTATTGTCATCTTACGATTGAATTGTTGGTTTTCTATGGTTAAATAATGTGCAGAAGTTCCTATACCAGAGAATGATGGTGACTTAAATTTATGCACCATTTCATCTGCTTTTATGTTTTCTACAAAAATAGCAATAATCAAAAATAAACCAATGCCAAGCATAACTTTACAAATTAAGTCTTTTTCTCGTTCAATCTTTTCTTTTGTCATTTCTCCTCGCTTTAGATATTTTATTAGTATCTATAAGTTGTGGCACTCCCAACATAGTTTTAATCATAGTATCTTGTCTAATGATTTCATTATCCAAAGATCTAACTCTATCTATTAATGCTACTAAAATACCATGCTGTGTGTCTAGTTTTGTGCCAAGACGTTCTTCCATAGCTGTAAGGGATGTGTTGACTTTATCATCAACGGTATCAAGTTTAGTCTCCATACCATCAATGATTCTGTTGATAAGTTTCCAAACAAACATTCCTAAACCGATTGCTGCGGCTATAGGAAATCCTAGTTCAGTAATAAGAACTACGACATCATTCATTTATTTCTTTTTAGGTTTTTTAGGTCTTAGTAAATCTGAGTCTGCTTTTCTTGCTCCACCGCTACCCGTTGCAAATGATCGAACTCTACCACAAGCCCATTGGTGTGCAGATACTTTTGGTCGTGAACCAGATGAATAATATGC